GTGCGCCGTTTGACGGCTACGTCTCTGTCATCCCGCAGCGCGGTCAGGAGCAGTGCGAAGACAATATCATCATCGCGGAGGGCCTTTTCGAAGGCCTTCCGGTCGAGATGGTTCAGTGCATACCAACCAGCATCGCCATTGAGGAATGAGCCATGATTAAGTTTGAAGGAAACAACAGGAAAGACCTTGAGAAGGAGTACCGCGACCTCAAGGCCGCAGCGCATGAAGCGTACGAGGTCTGGTACAAGGCTGAGGAGCAGTTCGCCCTCGACGCCCTCAAGGATATGGGTCTGGTGCCGCCCTGCCGGGTCATCGTGAAGACCGAGCGGTCGTCCTACGACTTGTTCCTCGCAAACGCTATCTCCGGTCGCTTGCTCTTCAAGAAGATCAAGAAGGACGGGACCATGTCGATGGTGAGGCAGTACATCTACAGCTTCGACATCAAAGAAATTCTCCCGCACGGTGCGGGTGAAAAAGGGGAGAGCCACAATGGCTAACGTGAACGGCATCGAGATCAAGCTCAAGGCATTCCTGCCGACGGGCAAGACGCTGGAAGAGGCGCACGCTGCGCTGACGCTGGTGAAGACGGCGAAGGACACTGGCGACTATTCGCAGGTTCTGGCCGCCGCCAAGATCGACGAGATCAAGGTGGAACAGAAGACCCGCCGCGAGGCGGACGAAACCTCAACCGATAAGGATGAATGATTATGCTTGGCTTCCTGAAAGAAAAACTGTCCGGCGCATCGTCGCGTTTCTCCGGCAAGACTGACCTGCTGGAGGCGACCTGCGCCGCCATCGCCCTGATCTCGGCTGCCGATGGCGACATCGAAGACGAGGAAATGGCGACCGGGCTGGAGCAGCTGACCAGCCACCCGACGCTGTCGGCCGCGTTCAGCCAGTCCCAGATCGAGGCCTGCGCGAACACCATGTTCAAGCGCGCCAAGGGTGGCTCCATGGGTCGCATCGGCCTGATGAAGGAGATCGAGCAGGCCAAGGGCAAGTCCACCTCGGACGACCTCGAACTGGTCCTCGCCGTGGCCATCGACATCTCCCGCGCTGACGGCGATATCGAGCCCGCCGAGCTCAAGGTGCTGGAAAAGATCGCGGCCACGCTGCGTCTCGATCTGCGGTCGTACCTGAATGCTTGATCAGCTCAAAGCCAAGGGGCGTGAGCTTCTGGTGGTGATGGTGGCGGCATCCATGCTGCTGTCGGTCGCCGGGGGCGTGATCATGGACGCCGTGCTGATCCTTCTGGTCGGCGCTGTGGGCTGGTTCCTGTCCAGCAAGTGACAACAGTGGGGGCAGCGATGCCCCCGCCTTTTCAAGGGAGAACGGAAAATGGAAGACATCGGTGACGCTTGGCTCGTAAAGAACAAGTTTGGTGAGTACCACACTCACGCAAAGAGCCACCCGGACCTGCGCGCCCGGCTGGCGATCACCCTGATCGAGAAGTGGGGCATGGTGGCCGCCACTGTCGCTGACGGGGAAGACAGCGCCGGGCGGCAGCGTACGCGCCTGCTGACCCCGGCAGAGATCGTGGGCAGGGCCTGTGAGACCGCAGAGCGTGCGGTTGAAGAGATGCACCGCCTCGGCTGGTTCCACGCTGTGGAGGCCCCCACGGAATGAAACGCACCATCCTTGGCAAGGAGTACGACTACCCGCCCGAAGGCGTCCTCACCCACGTCAAGACAGGGGGGAAGTACGTCGCTCTCTGCCCGGCGGTGATTGAAGCAGACGCTGTCCCCGCTGTCGCATATACGAAGCTCGGCGGGGACGGCACGGTATGGATCAGGCCGCTGGCCGAATTTATGGACGGGAGGTTCACATGGTGAGGGTGGTTCAGTACTGGACGAAAAACCCCGAGACCGGGGAGCGCATCGACATCAGCTATGAGCTGCAGGCTCTGGTCGGTGAAGACTGGGTTCCCGTTCCGGTCGTAGAGGTCGAGGTGCGAGTTGATCAAGAAAATCACGATTGAGGTGCCAGATCGCTCTCAGACAACCGGGACAATCACAAAGGTCCGGGTGAGCGTATCGAGGCCCCCATGGGTCAAGTAGGTCACCGTGAAATGAGGATGGCCCGGCAGAAGCTGGGCCTTTCCGTAAGGCAGATGTCTCAATTCCTGAAGACCGATCCGCAGAGCGTCAGGCGGATGGAGATGGGGCCGGAGTACTCGACATCGAGAACGCCACCGCCCCGCATTGAAGAAATTATCATGAAGGTCCTGAAAAGATGAAAAAACTGCTTCTGCTCCTGCCCCTTGCAGCCTGCGCGCCGCACGTTGACCCGTGCCTGCGCCCCATCGTGGAGATACCCCGCTGTGTTGAAATGGATCGTGCTGATCATCTGGTTCCTGACCGTGATGTACGTGATCACGATGTCGATGGCGAACATCACGGCGGCGGGTCTTCTGATGATAATGGGGATGTGAGCGATGAGTGACACATGGCCGATGGAAGAAGTTTCGCCGGGTGTATTTGTTGCCGTCGATCCTGAAACGCTAGAAGCCGCCAAAGCCAAACTCGCCAAGATGGGCGCGGGGGATGGGCTGGTGGAGCGGGCAACGGCTGCGCTGGAAGGCGTGACGGATGGGCCTTGGGATTTCTTTGAAGGTGCAAATTCGCATGTTTTCGATACGCGCATAACCGCAGCCGATGACAACTGCGTTGCGTTTTCCGATGGCCCTGACGCCCGCTTCATCGCCTTCACCCGCCAATGGGTGCCGGAAGCCGCCGCCCACATCGCCGCCCTGACGGCGAAGGTGGCCGAACTGAGGGCGGTGCGGCGCGAGGACGCGATGGAACTGCTTGCTGCTCACGGGCAGGCGCAAGGGGCATATGCCGCACAGCTTGCCGCCGAGGCCGAAGCCGCAACCATGCGCCTGAAGCTGCAGGCCATGCACCGCCGGGCCCAGAAGGCGGAGGGCCTGAGCCACCGCAGCGCCAACCAGCTGGAGACCATCATGCTGTCGGTAAGGGGTGGCATGAAGCCGGGTGCCAAGCTGCCCCTGCACAGCCTGTTTCACCGCATCTGTGCGGCACGGGATCACGCGCGGGCAAGCAGTGGGCGGGCATGGATCGAGGGGTGGCACTACTTGTGGCCACAGCTGAAGGATGCCGAGGCCGAGCGTGACGCCCTGCGCGCGAAGGTGGCCTGCGCGCGGGCCGAGGCGCTGAAAAAGGCGGCTGCGCTTTTTGATAGTTGGTGGATTTGTGCGCCTGACGGTTCCGATATGACCCAAGATGTGCAGGACGCCATCCTCGCCCTCACCGATGGAGGCAATGATGGGTGACGCTTTCAAAAAATACCAAGATGACTGGCGAGAAGCATTTATTGCTGCGGGTCACTCTTTCGTCAAAGACGGTGACGGCAATCCTGATTTTTTCGTGATCAGCCAAGAATTTCACAACGGCCCGGAGTGCGAAACCTGCGGGTGGTCCTGCTGTCAGCACTGCACCCCGAAATCGGATATCCCGGTCTGCGATGGAGGAAAGTATGAGTGACGACGACCTGATCCGGCGCGGGGATGCGCTGAAAGTGGTGTCTGTCTACGGCACAGTTGTCAGCCAAACCGCCGCCATCGCCGCCCTTCCCGCCGTCACGAGGGACGCACGTTACAATCAGGGCTATGCTGACTGCCTAAACTCAGGCGGGGTGGCCGAGGCGCTGCGGGAGGCGGCCGACATGATCGACAAGCGGCACAGGGGAAACCTGCCGGATCACATCAAGTCCGAAGACGGCAATGCGATCCGAGACATGATCGAGGCTAAGGCGTGGAAGGGCCCCGGCGAGAAGCCGCATGCCTACAGCCCCGACTACATGGCGATGGGCGACTGCCGCATCTGCGGGCACACCCGTGACGCCCATGGTTGACCTGACCCCCCTGATGCCGCTGGTCGACTGGGAGGCCACGCAGGATGCCCGGAAGACGCACGAGAACCTGATCGCCGGGGACCTCGGCAACACGCAGTTTGTGGTGGTCTGGGACGAGACCGGGCGGTACGAGGTCAGCCTCGCCCAGAGAGGCCGCTGGCAGCCCTCCACAGGCGCTGTGCGGGCCTTCTGGCGCAAGTGGGGCGTGGAGCCCGTAGACCCCGTCCCTATCATCATCCTGAAGGGGCGGGGCCTGCTGTACGTCGTCAGGCGGGGTAGTACGTGACCGTCTGACGCTTGTTGTACTTGTGAACAGAAGAGACCGACCGGACAAGGCCGCCAGCTTCAAGCTTGGCGGCCGCTTCCGTTACAGCCTCCGGGGGGAGATGCCGGAAGCGGTTGATCAGTACGCCCAGCGTGATGCCCTCAGGGCTGCGGTAGATCGTGCTCATGATGCGATCCCCGCCGACCTCTGCGGGCGCGATGCGCTTGAGCAGATCGGGCTCAGACCACGCGAACTGGCCGGGATTGTCCCGCATGATCTTCGCAATCATCGCCTTTGACATCTTCATCACACCCCCTACGGGGAGGGCTTTCCAACGCATCGGAAAGCTGGGGGCCTCGGTCTTCCAATCGGTCATTTTGATCTCTCATGTTGATATTGTAGGCATTCTAGGATGAGAAGTATGACAAGAAAAGCGGATAAAGTAAATATTATATATAACGCGTGTTCTTAGCTGTCCGACAAGCGCTTAGCAGGGTACGTTTTTTAGTACTAAGCTTATGTTTTTGTTACGAAATGTCGGTGATACATAGTGCTCAGCTTGATAACGGCTGAATAGACATAAATATCTAAAGACAGAGACATCCAAAAGACCAATAAAATAAGGGATATATTATATATATATAGTATATATATATACTATATATAATATTTTCTCATTCTTCCTCTCCCTCTCTGGCTCTCTCTGGGGGTGTCTATCTGTGTCTCTCTGGTCGGTTAAGTACATAACCACCTGACAACATCGATTTTATCAACGAAATCAAAAGCTTAGTACCAAAATTTGCCGCTACGCACCATGTGTAAGCACCCCCACCGTTGCGGATGGGGGTGCTGGGGGCTTTGCGGTGGGGGTGGAGGGTCAGATGCCCTTTGCCTTGACGGTGATGCGGTGCATCAGGACGGGCTTCTTGCAGGCCTCGATCTGCTCGTCGGTCAGGAACTGCTTGAGGGCCTTGTTGTCCACCCGGCGCTGCTCTGCGAGGTCGAGGTAGAGGTCGCAGGTGACGCCGGGGATCATCGGCATGCCGAGGTCCTTGATCTCGTCCTTGAGCGCGTCCAGCGCGGCGACAGCGGCGTCTGCGGCCATCTTGGCGGCGGCGTAACGGTCGGCGATGGAAATGGTCACGTTGATCGACATGGTGGTCTCCTTGGATGGCGGGGCACCGTGCCCCTGTTCGATCTGTCTACAGCATGCTTCGTACGACGTCAACATCATTAATGTGCTTGACGTACATTTCTGATGTTGTATTTTCAGAGATGCCAAAAGGAGGGCTGAACGATGAATGAACTGATTAAGGCGCTGGAGCATGAGGGTTCGACCCTGTCGCTCATGGCGAGGGCGGAGATCATTCGCCTGCGGGAACTGTGCAAGGCCGAGAGCGAGGCAAAGCACGCAGAGATCGCCAAGAAGAACGCGGCGCTCGATGCCATACTGGTCATGGTGGACAAATGAACCTGAGACAGATCGACGACGAGAAGCTTCTGGTCATCTACCGGGTGGCGAAGACCCGGCTGCGGGCGTTCTTCAAGCACCCGCGCCTGATGATGGCGCTGCGTGCGGAAATGGGGCGGAGGGGCCTGAAATGACCAAGTTCATCGCGACAGACAGGAACGGCAAGGTTCACCGCCGGACATCGGTCAACCGCACGTACACCCACATGGTGGTATCGCGGCCCAAGATCAAAGAGTTCGCCGTGCACGTCCACGACCGGGACAATTTCTGGTATCACATGGCTTTCATCGACGGCACGTCGAAGTGGCTGGAGCGCAAGCCGTGGGAGAACCAAGAGCAGCACCGCATCCGGTGCGATTACGAGGTCCAGCGGTCGCTCGATGCGCTGGGCAATGCCCGGACGTTCGAGGATCACGTCGAGAACATGAGGGCCCGGCATGCGGCATGGGCGGCCAGTGTGAAGGTCGATGACTTCACGGCCGAGGGCTGGTGCGGCAGGCTGGACCTCGCCCAGAAGCTGGCGTCCTCCCTCGCTGGGAGCTGCGCTGAGGTGGTCATCCTGCCCGTGGAGGTGGTGGGATGAGCATCACCCTACGGGACGTCGTCAAGGAGCTGAAGCTGTCCGGCCTGCCGTTCGAGACGGTCAACGGAGCGCGGCATGTCAAGATCGTGGTCTGCGGCGAGATGTGTGGCATCTGGCCCCGTGTCGAGAACGGTGACTTGAGGGCGGCAAAGAACGTCAGGGCCCAAGTCAGGCGTTGTGTGAAAAAGCACATCGACGGTGTTGACACGGTGCATCGTACGATGTAGATGTGGGTTCAGAGAGAAGGAGATGACCATGCGTAACCTGACCAACAAGGCCCAAGCCTACGACAACCGCGTGACCCGTATGGCTTCGGTCTTAGACACCACCCGACCGTTCGTCGCGGTCAAGCCTGTGGGTCACCTGAACCCGGTGATCGGCCACTACACCACGATGAAGGCGGCCAAGGCTGCAGCCCGCAAATTCAATCAGGACCAAGAAGGATGACCGAGTACTTCGCAGAGAATGTGGACGAGGCGTCGGAGTTCTACACGTTCAAGTCCGAGAAGAACCGCGATGCATTCGTGCGCCGCAACTACGATGAAAGCTGGAAATTCGGACGCATCGTCGATGGCGTCGAGATCACTGATGGATGGAAATGATGAAAAATTACCAGAGCCCCACCGCTGAAACCTACGAAGGCCTCGAAAAGGCCTTCAACTTCTACAACGACAAACTGTTCGAGAACCGCCTGCCGTCGGTGATCTTCACCCTGCGCGCCGGGCGTAAGGCCCACGGCTACTTCTGGGCCGAGCAGTTCACCCACCGCGAGGATGGCGACCCGACCCACGAGATCGCCATGAACCCGGCCACGATGAGCCGTGAGCTGGTGGATGTCCTCGGCACGCTGGTGCATGAGATGACGCACCTCGAACAGCAAGAGTACGGCAAGCCCGGCAAGAACGGGAACCACAACCGCGAGTGGGGCGGCCTGATGGAGCGGATCGGCCTGATCCCGTCCAACACCGGGGAGCCGGGCGGCAAGAAGACCGGGCGTCAGATGACCCACTACATCGACCCGATGGGTGACTTCTTGACGTGGACCAATGAGCTGATCGAAGGTGGCTTTGATCTGCCGTACTTCACGCAGCCCCGTGCTGCTGGCCTGAAGAAGAAGGACCTGTCGAAGGTGAAACACACCTGCCCCTGCTGCGACTTCAAGGCGTGGGCCAAGCAAGGTGCGAACATCATCTGCGGCGATTGCAATGAGCAACTGGTGGGGGAGGAATGAGCTTCAATTCGAGGAACAACAGTGCCATCGTCAGGAACCCAAGGGAGCCTGACTTTGCGACACTGCAAAAGTTCCAAAGGTACAGACAGTCTCTGCTGGGACAGAGCATCAGGCACGACGCGGTGATGATCTCCACCCATGAAGGCAAGACGGACGACAACGTGACCGGGCTACCGCCCAAGTTCAAACAGGAGGATCGCGACAGATGGGCAGCACGCAGAGAGCATATGGAGATCGAGCGCCTCTTCCGGCAGTGATGGAGATGGCACTGCGGGAGATGGGGGTGATGCCTGCTGCACCGCTTCCTGTGGAGCGCACGTACGGGGTGTGGTACAAGGATGGCGAGATACCGCATTAAGGAGCCATTAGCCATGCCCGCAGGACGCCCGCCGATCTATAACCTTGAGATTGCAGACACGATCTGTGAGCGCATCGCCGGGGGCGAAAGTCTCCGCAGCATCCTGAAGACTGAGGGCATGCCCAGCATGCCGACGGTGATGAGGTGGGTGTTGAATATCCCAGAATTTGATAGCAAGTACGCACGCGCACGCCAAATGCAAGCAGAGGTCTGGGCGGACGAGATGATCGACATCGCCGACGATGCGGTGAACGATTACATGGTGAAGAAGAACAAGGATGGCGATGCCATCGGGTATGAGTTGAACGGCGAAAACATCCAGCGGAGCAAGATGCGCCTTGAGCAGCGCCGCTGGTACGCCGAAAAGCTTCGGCCGAAAGTCTATGGCCCGAAGATCGCGATTGGTGGTGCGCCCGACCTGCCGCCGATCCAGACGACGAACCAGCTGGATGTGTCAAACCTGACACTGGAGCAGCTGGAGGCACTTGGCGCTGCACTGCAGAGCTCAATGATTAAGGATGAATGATGACCCTGACATATGTCTTTCCCGACCTGCATGGTCGGTTGGATCACTTCGTTGCAGCTATACGCGCTGTTTGCGATGAATGCACCTCACTGGATGACACGCTGGTGTTTCTCGGAGACTACATCGACCGGGGGCCCGAGAGTGCCCAGCTGGTAAAGGAGCTTCGCAAGCTGTCCGATGCCCGCGACAAGGTGATCTGCCTGTCTGGCAATCACGAGATGATGATGTTTGTGTCCATGCTGGAGCACGACACCATCCCCGGCTGGCTGGCCAATGGCGGCGTCACGACCCTTGAGAGCTATACCGATGGCCTTGGCGTTCTTGACGCAGAAGCCATGGCCAGCGATTGCGCGTGGTTCCAGAGCTTGCCGCTTTACCACACCGACGAGCATCGCGTGTACGTGCACGCTGGGGTCAACCCCTACCTCGATCTGGATGAGCAGACCGAGATCACGCTGCACTGGATGCGGTACGATCCTGCATATGGGGAAGGCTACCGTGGCAAGCACGTCGTGCATGGCCACACGCCGGACGCTGCCGGGCCCATCACGGTCGGCGACCGCACGGCCATGGATGTTGGCGCGGTCCACACTGGGCGCTACGTCGTGGGCGTGTTCGATGACAGCAAGCCCGGCGGCCCTGTGCGGGTGATCGAGGTGACAGCATGATGCACTTCGGGCAAGCTCTGGAGAGCATGGCTGCGGGCCATCGCGTGGCGCGTCTGGGGTGGAACGGCAGGGGCATGTGGCTGCGCCTGATCGAGCAGTACCAAGTGGGATATGACCCTCACATCCTTGGCCTGAAGCTCCTGCCGTGGATCGGCATGAAGACCGCAGACGGCGGCTTTGTACCGTGGCTGGCCAGCCAGACCGACATGCAGGCCGACGACTGGGTCGAGGTGAATGGGTAAGATCGACCTGCCCTTCGCGATAGACCCGGCCTCTCTGTTCCGTACGGTGCAGAAGCGGAAGTGCGAAGTTTCGCTGGCCGAGTTTGTCAAGCAAGCGTGGCATATCATCGAACCGGGCCAGCCGTATGTTCACGGCTGGCACATCGATTTCATTTGCGCGCACCTTGAGGCGATCACCGATGGCGTGACGTTCGAGGAAGACGGCGGCTTCTACAACCGCCTGCTGGTGAACGTGCCGCCGGGCACCATGAAGTCGCTGCTGATCGGCGTGTTCTGGCCCGCGTGGGAGTGGGGGCCGCGCAACCTGCCCCACATGCGCTACGTCTGCGCCAGCCACAGCCAAGACCTCGCCATCCGCGACAGCCTACGCATGCGCCGTCTGGTGCAGTCTGAGTGGTATCAGGACCTCTGGGGCGACCGGGTGATCCTGACCAACGACCAGAACGCCAAGGCCAAGTTCGAGACCACGGCAAGCGGCTTCCGGCAGGCCTGCGCGTTCGAGGGCATCACGGGCTACCGGGGCGACCGGGTGATCATCGATGACCCGCACAGCGTGGATGACGCCAACTCAGACGCCAAGCGGAAGACCGCGACGGACCTGTTCAAGGAGGCTGTCACCAGCCGTCTGAACAACCCGGACAAGTCCGCCATCGTGGTGGTGATGCAGCGCCTGCACGAGCGTGACGTGTCCGGCGTGATCCTCGACAGCAACATGGGCTATGACCACATCATGCTGCCCATGCGGTATGACCCGCTGCGCGCCCGGCCCACCATGCTGGGCTATGAGGACCCCCGCACAGAGCGCGATGAGCTCCTGTTCCCCCAGCGCTTCCCGCAGGCCGTGGTCGACCGGGACGAGGCTGCTATGGGGCCATACGCGACCGCCGGGCAGTACGCCCAGTCGCCGGAGCCGCGCGGTGGTGGCATCATCAAGGACCAGTGGTGGCAGCCGTGGGACATGCCCGAGTACCCCGGCATCGAGTTCGTGGTGGCGGCGCTGGACACGGCGTACACGGCCAAGGCTGAGAATGACCCCAGCGCCATGACGATCTGGGGCACATTCTCCGCCAGCGGCGAGAGCCAGACCACCCGGTCGGTCGACAGGTACGGCAGGCAGATCGACGTGACCCGCAGCTACCAGTCCGAGAGCCTCGGCCCGGTGCCCAAGGCCATGCTGATGTACGCGTGGCAGGACAAGCTGGAGTTCGCTGAGCTGGTAGAGAAGACGGCCGCCAACTGCCGCCGGATGAAGGTCGACGTCCTGCTGATCGAGAACAAGGCGGCCGGGCACAGCGTGGCGCAGGAGCTCCGGCGCGTGTTCGCCAACGAAGACATCATCGTGATCATGTACGACCCCAAGACGCTGGATAAGACGGCCCGCCTGTACGCGGTGCAGCACATCTTCAGCGAGGGCATGGTCTACGCGCCGAACAAGGACTGGGCCGAGATGGTGATCCGGCAGGTGTCGAGCTTCCCCCGTGGGGCGCATGACGATCTGGTGGACACCGTCAGCATGGCCCTGAGCCATCTCCGCAAGACCGGGCACCTGACCCGCGCCGCCGAACGCATGCGTGAGCTGGATGACGCCCAGACCCACCACGGCAACAACAACGAGATGCCCCTATACAACACTTGATGTGTTGTGTGATTTCGCATATCATCGTTGTAGGTTGGATAGGGAGACCGATATGAAGCGCGTGCTTTGCAATGCCGTCGTGATGCCAGATCGCGATGGCGAGGATGAATATGAGGTGACGGTGATCGGCGCTGAAGACCACGACGGGGTCGAGCGGCTGTACACCATCGAGCGCAACACCCAGAAGGACGCCGCCATGGAGGGCATCCGTCGCTTTGTCGAGGAGTTCAGCAAGTGAGCAGCATCGTCTATGGCGTCGGTGACATGATCTGCACCATCGGCATCTCCAGCGCGACCGATGGTGGGTCACAACTGCCGTTCGTCGGGTTCATCAACCAGTCCAAGCTGCCCAAGGAAGGTCTGCAAAGCACCAGCATGGATGAGAAGGCGGTGGAGCTCATCAAGATCATCACCGATGCTGGCGGCACCATCATCTACTTCGACAACCCCGAGAGCGCTGAGCGCTTCCACAAGCTGACGTCCATCGTCTTCACCATGGCCTGCCAGACAGACTGGTCAGACCGCGAACAGATCAAGGAGACCATCAATTGATCATCCTCAACCCGTGGAAAGAGCTCCGCATGCTGAAGGCTCAGGCCGAGGCGCGCGAGGAGTTCATCACCAAGATAATATCCCGCGTCATCGAGATGGAAGATGCCTTGTGGGATATCAGTTCTCTTGAGACGCCCCGCGCATCCAACGTCGTGAAAAAGGCGGTGCGGATCGCCCGCAAGGCACTCGGGTGGGTCAGCTGATGATCATCAACGGATCGCAACTGCTGATCGACAGCCCCATCGTCAACATGCTGCACACCAAGGAGCGCCTGCACGGCGTCAGCCACGGTCTGGGCGAGGCCGGGTACGACATCCGCATCAAGCAAAACGTTCACTTCCAGCCCGCGAACGCGGTGAGCCCGGCGCGCGTCTTCGTGGATGCCCAGTATCAGCCCGGGTCGTTCTGCATCGCATCGGCCATCGAAGAGTTCGACATGCCGAAGGACCTTGTGGGCATCGTGCACGACAAGAGCACGTGGGCCCGGCGCGGGCTGTCGGTGTTCAACACCGTGATCGAGCCCGGCTGGCGTGGGTTCCTGACGCTGGAGCTGGTGTACCACGGCTATCAGGAGCTGATGATCCCGGGGGGCGCTGGCATCGCTCAGGTGATCTTCCACCGCACCGCCGAGAGTGCATCGTACGATGGCAAGTACCAGAACCAAGCCGACAAACCCGTGGGGGCGATCAATGGCTAAGGTCTACATCCCGATGGCGCAGATGCTGTCTGAGCGCCTCACCGTTCAGCAACTCCTGCGCGTTGCCGATCTGGCCCTGAACCAGCTGGACATGCGCCAGATCGGTGAAATCTGTGGCGAGGTGGGCCTGACGCCCACCCTTGAATTGATGGAGAAAGATGATGGCTAAGTGGGCCGAATGGAAATGCCGCTCTTGCGGTGAGAATATACCGAACGGCGTGGAGCATGTGTGCTCCCTTTCCGTGACGTCGTACCCCTCCGACACCGAGGAGCAGTACGCCCCGATGGTGGCTGTCTTCGCTATGGCGCTGGAGCAGGCCAGCAGCGGCAAGGGAGCCCAGCGCCACGGTCAGGGCAAGCCGTTTGATCGCCAGCCTATGATGGAGATCAGCCGCATGATCGGGGGCCCGGCCGGGTGCTTCTATCAGGCGATGAAGAAGACGCAGGAGGCCAGCCGGATGGAGCCCGGTGCAGCCAAGCGTGAAATTCTCGGCGCTATCAACTACTTGGCTGGTGCGTACCTGCTTCTCGACGAGAGTGGCGGCGTCTGATAAGATCGGCGCAGCCATTACCTTTGAGGGATCAGCATGTCAGGCCTGTCACCGAACATCCGACTGCAAGAGGAGCCGGAACAGGCTGCCATTTCTCCGATGGACGTCACTGTCGATCACGCCGAAGAAGACTTCGATGTTCCCGAGATGGACGCAAACGGATCGATCCTTCGCATTGACCATGGCGATGGGTCGATCACCCTTTCCCTCGACGGCAAGCCCATCGAAGAGGCCGAGAATGTGAACGAGCCTGCGGGCTGGTTCGACAACCTGTCTGACAAGATCGAAGACAGTGAGCTTTCCCGCATCACGGAAGAGCTCCTGCGCGGCGTGCGCGACGACATCGACAGCCGTCAGGAATGGATCGAGGATCGCGCCCAAGGCATCAAGCTGCTGGGCCTGAAGATCGAGCTGCCGGGCATCTCCGGATCGGCCGACGGTGCCCCGGTCGAGGGCATGTCGAAGGTCCGCCACCCGCTGCTGCAGGAAGCCGTGCTGCGCTTCCAAGCCAACGCCCGGTCAGAGCTCCTGCCGACCGATGGCCCGGTCAAGATCAGGGATGACGCCAACGGCACCACGGTGGAGCGTGACCGGATCGCGGACGCCTTCGAAAAGGACATGAACCACTACCTCACGTCCACGGCGCGCGAGTACTACCCCGACACAGACCGCATGCTGCTCCTGCTGGGTTTCGGCGGCACCGCGTTCAAGAAGGTGTACTTCTGCCCGCTGCGGAACCGCCCGGTCTCCGACAGCGTGGATGCCGACGACCTGATCGTGAACAACAAGGCGACGGACCTGTCCAGCGCCCTGCGCGTCACCCACCGCGTCAGCATGAAGCCGTCCACCGTGAAGCGGCTGCAAATCCTTGGCGTGTACCGCGACGTCGAGCTGTCCACCCCGCAGGAAATCTCGCCGGACGCCGCCGCTGAGGCCAAGTCGGCCCAGCAGGGCGTGTCGTCCTCGGTCAGCAACCCGGAAGACCGCGACCGGGAAATCTACGAGGTCTATTGCGAACTGGACATCAAGGGGTTCGAGCACAAGCACAAGGGCAAGCCGTCCGGGCTGGAAATCCCCTACCGCGTGACCATCGACGTGTCGGCGCGCGAAATCCTGAGCATCGTACGGAACTATGACAAAGACACCGAGCGGCTGCCCGAGGCGCGAACGACCTTTGTGAAGTACACCTTCGTGCCGGGTCTGGGCTTCTACGACATCGGCCTGCTGCACATCCTTGGCAACACCACCAACGCCGTCACCGCTGCGTGGCGCGAATTGCTGGACGCTGGCATGTTCGCCAACTTCCCCGGCTTCCTGATCAGCGACGTCGGTGCCCGGCAGAACACCAACGTGTTCCGCGTCCCGCCGGGCGGTGGTGCACAGATCAAGACGGGCGGCCAGAAGATCGGCGATGCCGTCATGCCGCTGCCGTACAAGGAGCCGTCGCAGGCGCTGATGGCCCTGACCCAGAACATGGCAGAGACTGGCATGCGTGTCGGCGGCACGTCTGAGCTGCAGGTTGGCGAGGGCCGGGCCGATGCCCCGGTCGGCACCACGCTGGCCATGATCGAGCAGGCCATGAAGGTCATGAACGCTGTGCACAAGCGCATGCACTCCGCGCAGGCTGAGGAGTTCTCCCTGCTGGTGCAGTGCTTCCGCGATCACCCGCAAAGCTTCTGGGAGCGGAACCGCAAGCCCAGCCTGCAGTGGAACGAGGAGCTGTTTCTGCAGGCCCTGACCGACGTGGAGCTGGTGCCTCAGGCTGACCCGAACACCTCCAGCCATGCCCAGCGCGTGATGAAGATCATGGCGCTGAAGCAGCTGCAGGCGGCCAACCCCGGCCTGTACGACGACATGGCCATCGACAAGGCTGCCCTGCGCGCCATTGGCTGGTCCAACCCCGAGCAGTTCATGAAGCCGGAAGCGGATCGCAACCAGCCGCCGCCGGAGTTCCTGAAGGGCGTGGAAGAGATCAAGATCGCCCACCAGAAGGCCGATGCCGACACGATGCGGGCGCAGGCTGCCATGATCAAGGCACAGCAGCCCAACGCCGCGCCGCAGGGCTTGTCTGGGCCGCCGCAGCCTGACCCGGTCAAGCTGATGTCGGAGCAGAACAAGGCACGCCAGATGGAGCTCTCTGCCCAGCGCGACCGTATGAACGACGAGAACCGCGATCTGGACCGCGAGAAAGACCTGCAGGCCAAGCAGATGGACTTGGACCGCGACCAGATGAACGACGCCGTCCGCATGCAGCACGAGCGCGACATGCAGCAGAGCGACCACCACGCCGACATTGTGAAACTTGCGATGCAGGTTCAGGCCCAGAAGAAGCGAGATAAGTGATGGACAAAATCCGCAACGCCATGCTGACCGCTGCGGGTGTCCTCGACAAGAACCGCGCCAAGGAAGCCAAGAGCCGCGCTGGTGGTCAGATCGCCCCGTCCAAGTACCTGCCCGGCGTCCCGCGCGCCGTGCATGCTGATGGGGGTAAGGTCGCCGATCTGGGTCAGGCCCGCGAACAGAAGCAGCTGCAGACGTTCAGCAACAACATGCGGACGGACATCAACCAGCGCGTCAACACCGCCATGGAAGCCCACCAGAAGGCCGTGGATGCTGGCGTGTTCGACGGGTACGAGGTGGGTGACGTCCTGAAGGGCAGCGCTCACCCGATGCGGATCACGGGCCGCTTCATGCGGAAGTGGAAGCCCACCCCGATGGCGCTGCAGAACTTCGACCGGATGGGGGCCAAGCCGACCATCATCGAGCACGAGGGTGAGCAGTACATCCCGATGCTGCGGTACGAGACGGGCGTCGAAGAGCAGG